TATTCTCCAATACAGCAACTGTTGGGGCATCAGTACCCGATTGAGTCATTAGCGCCACGTATTTAGTGTACGGAAACTGTTGAACCGTTAAAACATCCGTCGGATCTGTACCCGGCAATACCCCCCTTAATTTTGAGAGTTTTGGCAATGTAGCTACCCCTTCTATGAACTTAAACATAATCTAGTTATTAAGCGTTAACTGTACATCCTGAATTTTCAAGAACGAACCATGCAGCTCCTCCCCAAATCAATACTACGTAATCTGCAGCGTCATTCATAACAATAGAAGTGTAACCTGTTAATGTGATAGTAGCATCTCCGCCACCATCAGCAACTAACAATACTTTCTTTAATTGTCCGATCTGGCCACCTGCAGCGATAGTGAAAGCATCACCACCAGCATCAGTATTGATTGTTGTTAGGTAGTTAGCCACCGAAATAGCTCCGCCAGTTCCTGCAGTAATGTTGTTTTGAGCTGCAGTATAAAAGAATCCTGCAAAAGCAGTTCCGGCAGTGTTACTAGCACCACCGTCTTTTACCTTTAAGCTGTCGATAGTTACACCAGCAGCAGCCGTTCTTTCTGTAATTGTATCAGTAGTAACACCAGTAGCATTTGAGAACGTTTCTGTTCCAGTGTGGGTATTGTTACCCGCTGTTGTGTTACTGTTTTCAAACACCTGCCCATAAGTAGCGGCAGAATCCGAATTTGTTGAAGGAACTACCCCTCTTAGTTTGCCGTTTGGGATCAATTCCCATTCGCCATTACCGTTTTTATTTAATCCCATTGTAAATGTGTTTTTATAAAAAAGGGACAGGCTTTTTTACCTGCCCCTATTTAAGGTTAATTAATTGAATTGATTATTGTCTCCAAGTGTTTGATGCAACTACAGCCCACTCTAATAAGAATGGAGTTCCAATATCCGCGGTTTGTAAGCCGTAAATTGTAGGGATAATAGAATCACCAGAATCAAAGGTAAAGCTTGTTGCGCTATTTACTTGTGCTGCATCTACGTAGAAAGTAACTACACCCGCCTGAGTAACACGAACTTCTAATGTGTGAGTTTCACCATCAGCCCAATTTAATGTTGTATCAGTGTTTGTATTACCACCTGCGTTTAACTCAATAGTAGTGTAAATGTCGCCGGTAGCATTACCTAAACCAATTGCAGCATAATCAGTATAAGATGCCCAAGTAGCACCATAAGCTGCTTTTTTACGGAATCCAAACCATAACGGATCTAAACCAGACACGTCATCGATTTTGATTTTACCATAAACAGAAAATGGAGTTTTGCCAACTACAAATTCTTTTAAGCTATTTGCCCAAGTTGGAGCCGATAATTCAACACCCTCAGAAGCAGTAGCATCTAATACTAATCCGATACCGTCATTTGTAGACGCTAAAGCAACTAATGTAGATGTAGCAATCGGAGAGTAGTGAGCCGCGTGACCGTTACCGAAAACAATTACGTTTTCTGCTTGAGCAACACCTGAAGGTAAACCAGTATTTAATCCCTGAGATACAGCAGCAGTATTACCCATTGAAATGATCGCATTAGCATCTTTGTCATATAATCCGAAGATTAATTCTAACATAGAGCGCTCGAATGCTTTAAACCCAGTTAAGTTAGTTGTAGAAGAACCTGTGCCATTGTCAACCCAGATTTCTTTCCAACACATTACATAACCAATTTGGTTCATACCACCCCATGCAGGTTGTGATTCAAGACCAGTGATCGCAAAGCAATCGTAGTTTTGTCCACTTGTTGCATAAGTACCGTCAACCGCAGTTGGAGGTGTGTCAATAACACCACTTACTAAGTTACCGCCATTAGCATAATCCAATACTGGAGCCATAGCAGCTAAGTAAGCACCAACACCCGATTTCAATACACCTGCTGTATAAACTGAATAATCAGTGTCAGCAAATCCTGATCCGTCAGGTTGAGTACAAGGAATTACGGTAGATACAAACTTAGTGTTTGACATACCTTGGCTAAATACAGGGTAGTAAGAAGCATCATCAGTTACAGAAAAACCTGTACCTGTACCTAACGAAAGAGCCACTACTTTATTAGAAGCGTCAGCGTTAATACGAGATACTAATTCTCCGTGGATGTACTCTCTACGTAAAGCATCAGTTGTGTAAGATGCTCCCCATGTAGTTGGCGTGCGGAATGAATAAGATTTTAAAGTCTCTTCATAACCTGATTGTGTACGGTTTACGTCACCGATTTTTACTTCATACACTGTGTCTAAAGACGGTGTATATGAACTTGTTCCTACGCGAATTACCTGCGCTACTTCAGCACGATATTTCACTTGCTTGATGTCTAAGATGTTTTTCTTAGAGATCTTCTTTAAGCCTGTGATAGATACTACTCCACCACTGCACTGTACATCAGTCGCCGCCGATGTCTTTAACAGTACTGACTGTTTGTTTGGTCTCATTTTTTAAATAATTAAATTGTTAATAATGAAACAAATATAACGCTTATTTAGACACGTTCTAATTAACGCCAAACAAAAGCCAAAATATTTATTAACTGTTGGTTTTTAAAAACTCCTTCTCTGCAAAAGCAGATTTATTAAAGTTTTCAACAGTGCCACTCATGTATTCCGCAACCATCTTTGCAATATCTTCATGAACCGTATCCGGTAAATCACAATCTACCAATATAGAGGTTAAAATAAGCTTACCGCTTGTTAATGATGTTGGTGTAACGGCACTTGTAAACTGATCGCCTGGATCATAAGTAACACCCGCAACAACACTTTCTTCTACCGCCGTGTATCCCGTAGCTAAAGCTAAAGATGTTCCTGCCGTAATAAGATCAGATTCATTACCTATATAAAATGCAGCCGGAGCTTTTAAGTACGTGTAATTAACAGTACATGTGCCACCAACGCCCCTATACAATAAATATCCTGTAGCATCTTCCTTTTGGTAGATCTTTGTGTTACTTGGTTTCTTGAACGAGTCTATTAATACCGGATTAATCTCATCGCCTTTAATAGGCAACACGCGTGCCAATTCGCTGTCAACATACACGTTCATATAATTTAAAAAGTGATAATCTGCAGGGTAACTAAACCTGCTAATTGTATATGTAGAAGCGGAAGTAACTGTGGTAACAGTTGGCGTAACGGTTGTTAATAGCGTATAAAGCCCATCCCGGATACCGATTTCGCTTGTTTTATTTTTGTCAAAGTAAGTCATTATCACTTCTCTAAAAGCAATATTGTACTGATTAAATGTAAATCGTGGAGCGCGTGATCGGTCCATGTAAAAATCAGCTCTTTCCTTTTGTTGTATTGCGTTCATGTGTTGTATTTTGTACCAAAGATAATTAAAAAAAGGAAGTTTTTTAGGCTTCCTTTTTATTTGTTATTGAGCTTGTAACTCTTCGACTTTTGCTTTTAGCTTTTCTTTACCGTAAATGTTAGGGTTTTTAACTCCTAATCCTTTAGCGGTCTTTCTTAGTTCTAACAGCTCTTCGTCTACCGTGATCGTACCTGTTTCATCCAATTGTTTGTTCATTAATTGCTCAGATAGAGTTTTGTTCATCTCTTTCATTGCAGCAATTTCTTCTAACAATCTTTTAACAGTTGCATCTTCGCCGGTTGCTGGAGGTGTTTCTTGTTTTTTACTAGACATAGCCTTCACCGAATCAGATTCCTTATTACGGGCCTGTTGGTCAATAGCTATTCCTAATTGCGGATGTTGACGTAAATAGTCTGTAGCAGCTCCTTCAGTTGTTCCTAAAGTGTGTGCGCCAAACATAAAGCCTAATCCGGTTAAGTCCTGAGTAACGATACCTGTAGCAATACCACGCTTTAAAATGGTTAATTGTGTACGCATAGGATTATCCCACACGTCCATAAAGCGCTTAGGGTTTTCTTCTGAAATCTTAATTAACTCAGCATGCAATGTTGGAACCGAATAGCTTTTAGGGTCCATTCCAAGATCACGCGCCATGTCAACTAATCCTTCACCGATCAATCCCTCAGCAATATCAATAGCTTTACGCTTAAATACGCGTTTAGATAAAAACTCCTGAGCTTCTTGTTCTTTGTCGTGGATCTTGTACTGTGTTTTGTGATGTTCTTTGAAGTTAACAGAACCTCTTAAAAATGAAGCGTATTGTAACACCGCCCATTTTTTAGCATCTGAATTGTTCGACAAATCTAAAGTAACGTCGTTTCTTAAAAGAATAGACTGAAACATTAGTTCTTTTGTCTTTGGGTTAACGCCGGTAAAAATACCATAAATGATCCCGCTGTTAGGGTTTTGCCATTTAGTATAGCGTACCTGAGTTGCATGTCTTGTAGAAGACCTTGTTGGAACCAACTCAATAATTCCATTTCTGCGGATTTTTGGATGCTCTAAGTTTATTACTTTGTGCTCTACACCATATCCGTCTTTCACTATGATGTACTCCGGGGCCTCTTCAACTTGTTTGTTGGAATTTTGTGTCCCGGCAAGGCTTTCAGTCAATGTTGACATTTTTTCTTGCTTTTTATGTTATTAAATAAACAAAAGCCCCTTTTTATCGGGGCCTTTGCCTTTGATCTTGTGATTAGGTGTTAGGGTAGATGATACCGCACTCCATTGTGTTATAGATTACCAAAAGGTCTTCTTTTAACATAGCGTACTTCATAGCATCTTCTTCTGTAACTGACATCTCAGATGCACCTGTTAAGCCGTTAAACTTAGCAGTTACTTCGTCACGGCGGATACCGTTTGCTTCTTTACAAAGGATGTCCATGTTCTTATTTGCGCCTTCGCCTACGTTCATGATGAAGTAAGTAGAAGATTGTACAACGTTTCCGTTAGCATCAAGTTCAGTGAACAATTGATCGTCATCAAATAATGTATGCTTTAATACAGTCATTGAATTACCAGCAAAGTTAATTTTCATGAAAGTATAACCAGCAGCCATTACAGCTCCACCAGCTTGTCCGTCTTTCTCTACGTTAGAGAAATAAGTAGTGTTTTGAGTAGCTCCGATGTCAGTAGCGATTGATTGGAAGTGTGCGAAACCATGAGTTCCAGTAACACATACCCAATTTAATCCCATTACTTTATCTGATTGCTTCTCTAACATGGTCATCATGTCTTTGAAGTCATCTGCAGTTGGTAAACCGTTTACACCACTTCCGTATAATACGTTACCACCAGCAACTTGCTCTTCCCAACCATCACCGGTGATTACAGGTAATCCTGTTTCATCATCAATAATGTTAGCGATAGGCAATAAACCACCTGTAGAACTCTTCATAGTAGATACTCCGAACCACTTAGCGCGCTCATTTTCCATTACGAATTGAGCTTGTGCTTGTGCTAATTCTTGGTACATCCAACCTTTTGACATTTTACCGCCATCGTTAGTGTAGTTATACCATAGAACGCTTGAAGCAGCTCCACCCGAAATAGCTACAGTCTTACGTTGAGTAGTCATGTAGTTTGTAAAGCGATCAGGGAACTTAGAACGGCCATAACCACGTAATGATTTCTCAGATACAGAGGTATAAGCACCGAAACAAGTTTTAGTTCCTGTAGGCTGTGTGTGAGTAGAATAAGAGAAAGATACGCCAGCAGCCATTCCTTTGAATGTGTATAAATAACCTGCAGCCGGTGATCCTGTAGGGTTGTTCATTACGCGAGCTTGGAAGCCACCGTGAAACATACAAACCATACCCGGAACCAAATGCTTGTCATTCATTAATAATTGGAATGTGCCATCAGTTGCAGTTGCGCCAACTTGTGAACGAATAGCTGCAGCTTTCTCAATACGACCCATTACGTCAAACTGATATGCGTTGTTACCGATACCTTTACCTGTTGCGGGCTTAATATCAGTCGGTTTACGATCATCAATACCGTAAGGAGTAACAACTCCAGATACTAATAATGTAGATAATGCACGACGGTTAGCGTATTCTAACATTGTGCGGATTTGAGGAACTTTAGATTGATTACGGATTAAGTCGTAGTCAAGTGTACAGGTGTCTTCAGTAAATGTACCTGTGTTTACGGCAATTCTGCCTGGATTTTGTGCCATTGTTTTAGTTTTTTGAGTTTTTTAATAGTTTAATTTTAACTACCAAGCCCCTCCCTTAATGCTGACCAGTTATCTGTTTCTGTATTGGTTATTGTTCTTCCCGAACCGTTTTGAGTAACAGGCGGAACGTTCAAGAGTTTTTTAGTCTTTTCTTCACGACCTCTTTGAAACGCTGTGTTTTCAAGGTTCTTGATCGCTTTTTGACCAAACTCTTTATATAAAACAAACTCTGCTATATCTTTAGGATTGTTAAGTAAATCATTGTAAGCTCCGGATTGATGCTTTTTAATGATTGCCTGCTTAGCTTCTTCACTAATCTTTCCGCCAAAAAACTCTGTCACTGTGGACATCGCTTGTGTAAACTTGGCCGCTGATTCTTGTTTCTGTTGCTCTGCAAGCTGAACCTTCTTCTCCTGATACTGTTGTAGTTTGTTACTATGTTCTAATTTAATTTTCTGCTCCTCAACTTCTAAAATCCGGCGGATGTTTTTTGCTTCAACATCTGCTTTACCTTCCTCTAAAATCTTTTCAAGTTTTGCTTCAATCATATCAGCATCCCACATTTTTGTTCCGTCCGGCATCTTAGCCTCTTCTAAGGCTTTGCGAACTAACGAAACATCGTCAAGTTGCTTTAATTGTTGCACCTCTTGTAAAGGAGCATAAATTTGTTCTAAAGATAATCCTGAGTTTAAAAGCTCAATAGTGGCGCGGGCTTCCGGAGAGAATTTCTCTAATACCTTATCTTCAGTAATAGATTTAACCTCTTCTATTTTAGCGTTGTATTTTGCTTCAACCGCCGATTGATAAGCCTCAAAAGAATCTTCTTTTAAGTCCTCAATTCCTGACGCTTTAGCAACCGCTAACCATGTACCGTCTTCCGGTTCCGCTTCAGGTGTACCCTTAACATCCTCTACTTTAAATTCAATCAAAGGCTTATCCTCTGTTGTCTCATCCGCCGGCTTGTCACCAGGTTTTTCCTGACCTTCACCTTCTTTTTCCTTGTTCTGATCTGCATCAGCATTATCTTCATTCGTTTTTGCCTCGTCTACCGTTTCGCTTGACTTGTTCTGATCTTCATCAGGTTTTGTTGAATCCGTTTTAGGAGCAACATAATCAGCACTAAATTCCGGTGCATTGGTGATGGCATCCCAGTTACTTTCTAAAGGGGCATTCCCTTCTTTAGCCGTCTCTTGCGGCACCACTTCCGTGGTAACTGTTTCATCTGACATTGATTAATGTTTTAAATTTCAATAAAAGTAAGGTTAATTAGACTAATTCTAATTAAGGAATAGATAAACTTATCAACAACAAAAAACCCGAACTGTTAATTCGGGCTATTTGAGTACAAATCTGTACTATTTTGTGTTTGTTTGATTTCGTTACATTTCTGTAATATTTGTATTGTTGATTATATCGTTTTGGGCCTTATGTTGGTTCTCAAACATCTTGTTTTTAGCCTTTACATTCTCAACAACTACTTGACCCTGTGTCTTAGCATTTATTTCATCCACTGCCGCTACCTGGCGATCCTCACGGTCTTCTTGGGCCATTTCCTTATTAGCCTGAATGGTTTTATCATTCATAGCCTGTTGGTTCTGCATATCCATTTGCTTTTGCTCTAATGCTGTTTTCTCTAATCGCATCCAAGCATCTTCTAATGTAGCTTTCATTTGAGCTGTAGTCTTAGATAATTTCACCTTCAACACATCCGCAGATCTTAAATTACCAGCTTGTAAATCGAATGCCATTAACTGATCCATCTCCTGACGTAATCTCAAATATTCTCCGCCATCATCCACATGCGCGTCGTAATCCTTATAACCAATACTCTTAGTTACCTGTAAGAATCTTAATTTATCTGCGCCTAATATGTGCTCACCTTTATCAAGCTTATAAAATGCCCATGACACTTTAGTGCTATCAATAATGCTCTTCATTACGCGCTGAACAAATCCTTGCATGCCAAAGAACAATGGCTCCGTGATCGTGCGCGAAGCTGCTATTGCTGAATTAGCATTTGTTGCAGTTGAACTAGCAGCGATCTGACCTTCTCTATTCTCGTTAATACCGGTAATCTGGTTTAATGTGTTTAGAATATCATTCTTCATTACAAGTAAAAATTCAAACGACTGACTTAAACCTAAGTCAATTTCTTTGAACATATTTGCAGGATCTAATTGTCTTTGTGCCGTGTTTCCTGAAGCTGAAGAATCGTAGTCTAAGAACTGATCGTTAACAGCTCTATAAACAACATCCGACATCTTAGCTTTCTGTGGTAATCCGGCGCGGTCAAATGTAACAACCTTACCTTTAGCCCTTGCTAATTCTTTTAATATCTGATACATTGTAATATCAAATATTGTATCAAAATTCTCAATCTTTTCCTGTAAAGAAACGCGTGTACCGTTAATAGTATTGAAAATAAATCCATGGTAAGATGAACTTAACACTCTAGCCGGATTGTCTTCACTTCTTTTTTGGAAGTATTTACGTCTGCAGTTAACATCTAACTCAGGTAGTCCGCCAATACGGGTTGCTTCGTATGTTTGCTCGCTCCACTTTGTTTCAGTCTTATATTTACCAGCCTCAACATTCTTTGCGTGCACCTGCATAGCCGGTTCATATTTGTCTGCGGTGATCTCCATAACATAGCTATCTGAAGATGAATCAATCTCCATTTGCGCGTTTGTCTTTGGTGAAATCTTGTAATATTCGGGGTCCCAAGAATCCCACTCAATGTGAATAACAGAACAAAGCAATTCTCCGTTTGTAACCTGTATCCATCTATTATCTCTGTAATCATTTGGATTTTGCGCCATGTTATCAAGCAATCTTATTTGCTCTTCGCTTAACTGATAGCGTTTTTTAATTTCGTGAATAGGTAATACTCTGCGACATCCGCGGATCGGACTTTTCTCTAAGTAATCATCACCTTCAATATGTTCGTAAATAGCATCGCGCGGATCAATTCTCTCATAAGCAACATCACCCTCTTCGTTAATCTCAACCATACTATAACACATAGATGTGATTAATACGTCAAGAAAGTTTTGTCCTATTTTTCTTTGTAAATCTAATGCCTTAACTTGTTCGTCCAATATAATTTGCATTATATCTTCGTCCTTGTCTTTAGGAGACATCTTGGCCCAAATAGGATCATCCTGTGATTGCGGGATAGGCGCGCCTTCCATTATATCAACACCGGCTTTCTCCTTCACATCAATAATTTCTTGCCTTGCGATCATAGCTCCGGTCATGAAATCTAACTGTGCCATTTTTTGAGAACGAGCCTCTATATTGGTTGTTTCTACTGTAGCAGTAAGAGGGCGTTTAAGCCATTCTCCCCATAGCAAATCCATCTTTGTTCTGCCTACGCGGTATGTAATATACTTTGCTCTGTTTTGTTTACCATAGGTCTTCTCTAACCACGCTAAACTAGATGCGTTTTTAACTCCGTTGTAAGAATTATAAAGCCGATCCATTTTACCGGTTATTCCATTGTAAGTAACTACAATGTCCTGAGCATAATCTAAATGCCTTTTATACCAATTGCTGTTTTTTTGGGATATGGGAATATTTTGTTCTGGAAAAGTCCTCATGCTGAATTAAAATTTAATCAAAAATAAGTAAAATTTTGATTATTTAGACTAATTCTAATTAACACGTCCAAAACCACCTCCATCAAACTCAGGATTGTCAACATCGTAATCTGCATCATCATTAGTTCCTCCCATTGTGTAATCCGGGAAATCGAATGTTTTATCATTGTCTTCTAAACTCATGTCCTTTGGCCTAATATCCGCCGATACATCTTGCATCAACGCTATGCCGTAACAATCCGCCAAGTCATTATCCGATCCAATCTCAACTTCGTCATAGTTCCCCAACTCGTTAATAAGTGCGGGGCCTTTATCGTTACTTGAATTAAACCAAATGTCTTGTATGTGATCCTCAATATTAGTCTGCATTAAAGCAACCATCCTTTGTTTACTGAAACCGGTTAAGCGTACCCAATAATCATGGTTTTGCTCACTCCCCTCCGATTCAAACGCTCTTGGGCGCGGTGCTAAAAACTTTACTCCACCGTGGTCTTTAAAATACTGAATAATTAACCCTGAAGCCACGTCACCCAATACATTGCCTACTATGTTATAGTAAACCGATAGCTGCAAACACAGCTCGTAAAACTTCTCTTTACGCTTAGGGCGCGTTCTTATCACCGCAACCGGTACTTTGCTTAAAGCTCCGCTTATTCTATTCTCTCTTATCAAAACCAACATGGCTCCTAATGACTTAGATGTTTTAGAAGTGTCTTGATCGTAGCTATCAATAGCGCCTACGTATAAATTAGTAAAATTCTTTCTAGGATGCTCAGAATCAATAATATACACTATTTCATCAGAGTCTTCGTCGTTTCTCATCGCCACACATTTCACTTGCAGCGGCATTTTAATCATGCCATTGTCATCTTTGATCCACTCCATTCGGTAACGTGAATATTTGGGGTGTGGTAGTGATGATATTCTGAAATCCTGCTCGTTTAACTTATCAATCGGAAAGTTATTAACATTAGTCTTTTTAAAAATTTCTTTTACGCTTATCGGGTTGTTCTGCAGGTCCTCGTTGTAAGCCTTTAAGTCACCAGCCTTTAACAGCTTCTCCCTATTCTTTATAATATCCTCTTCCGCGCGCTTGGTGTCCTCAACACCGATCAACTCAAACTCCTTGTTATTTAAATACAATTCAGAATCTTCAGGTAGTCTTCTTTGTTTATGCTTAGCCCCACCGTAATAATAAAATCTTGGAGCCAGTATCGGAAATTTCTCAAAATTAAAATCTTCAGCATGTTCCCAAACCTTTTTAAAATCTTTACTTCCCTTATCAATACTTCCGCCGGTTCCAAACGCAAAAAGCATCCCTTTCTGAATACTACCCGACTTTAAACAGTCTTTAGACGCTGAGAAAAACTCTAAAAACTTCTCGAACTCACCAACCTCTTCACAAATAATATCGTTCAAGTACAACCCTTTAAATATACCAGGATTAGTGTGTGCAGTACGGGCGTATATGGTATTCATAGTGCCTCTTTCTATATAATCTCCAGACTCATCTTTTATTCTGTATCCGGCAATAATTTCATCATCATTGCTCTTTAGTTTTTTGATCTTAAATTCAGGTGGCAATTTACTGTCCCCGAATCTCCACTTAGCTAAAAAGTCATCTACGTAATCTTTTTTACCAGAAGCGACGCCACCCTTATAGCCAGGAAAAAACCTAAAACCATAATCAATTACCATTGTATGAGTAGCCTCTGAAATACCTTTACGTCGACCTTTTGGGCAAATCAAATTCCTTCCGTTTGCCTTACAATACTCAATGTAATAAGCAAGCTCTAAGTGTAGATCCACCATATCCGGCGTAACAACACCTTCGATAGTGGACATGACTTTATAGTTCATATACCAATAAAACCTACCTGGCACCCATCCGATACCTGGACAGTCTACTCCGTGAATTATTTTATGTAATTCTTCTGACCAAAACGCAACGTACTGAGGCGTTCCAATAACACGCTTATCTCTCCTTGCATCAGCTTCTTTGGGTATACCGTTTATTGCAACGCTACACAATTTATTCATGAAGCCTTTACCTTTTATGTACGGAGCTTTATTTATCATCTTTACGCTTTTTTGCAGCCTTTAGAATAGAATCATATCTATCCGAATTAGCCTGCATATTTTCTAACCAACTAAGAGTTGAATCTCCCTTAATCTGTCCTTCGTCCTTCATTTCCTGTGACACCTCTTGCTCCAACTCGCGAATAGCTTCACGTAATTGCGAAATGGTTTTCATTAAGTTGCTATTAGATGTTGGAGAATCATCATCATATTCAGGAGATAAAAACCTCTGCGAGATCCTATCAAGCTTGGTCCTATACCGGTTAATCAACTCGATCTTATCGTTGTACTGTAAAGCTGTATAGGCTTCGATCGCCGCTTTGATCTTTGGTTTATCAAGTATATTAGGCACATTGTCGCCAAACGCCTCCCAAATAGAGTTATTCCTACGCTGTATCTCCGGTAATTGATGGTAGGGACTATGGTAGTCACAGTACATAATGATAAAGTAAATCTCTTTATCGCTTAGCACCCGCAATTCCTCTTTTAGCTTTAAAGCTTCGGGTCTGAGGACCAGCTTATCTTTGTCGTCTATGAAAAATAAATAACTCATTTCTTCTCCTCCGATACATCTACAAACTTAATACCCTTTGCATCTTCTAACGTTCTTCTGTCGATCACGCGCGGAGGATTTTCTATTCTTCTTTCTGACACATTCATGTGTGGCTGTGATGCCCACATCACCACCCCGTCCTTAAACTCGCTCATTATTGTTCTCATGGTCTTTCCTTTAGGAATAGAACATACGTCATAAATTAAAATGTTTTTTGTCATATCTCAAATGCGTTTTGGATTGGTTCTTGGTTATTAATTATTTGTCCCGAATATGTATCAAGTAATAACTTAACGTCATTCTTCATGTACATTACGGGGATCTTTGTGTGTGTTTTGAAGTCTGGAGCTATAAAGTGGATGTACAATTGTCTTACCTTCCGCCCGGTCAACTCCTCAAAAAAGTAAGCATAAATACTCAACTGAAAACTATACTTTACATAGTTACAATCTTGTAAATGATCGAATGGCGGATACAATCTCTTCTTGTACTTATTAAAATATTGAATTCCATTCGAGATATTGGTCTTAAAGTCCGCTAAATCAACCTCGCAATCCTTTCTGTTACTTATAGCACAAATCTTATCTGTGGTGCCTGCAATTCTGTATTTCTCATTATACAAACACACCTCGTTGTAATTCTTGTGGTATTCGTTATACTCCGCCGACACCGACTTAATAATTTCTACCAAGTCTTCGTTGTCCTTTAGTATCTGACCAGAATCAGAATACAATTCTAAGGCATTGTGAATACGCGTTCCATGATCTGCAGCAACCCTTCCTTTCTCTTTCCACTCCAATCTTGTTTCCGGAGTGGCCCTCGCATAAGCATGAGTGTCCTCAAACTTCTCAGCTATCATTTTAAGCAGAGCCGACACACTAATGTACTCATCGCCGTTATCGTGATAATACCTGTGAGATACCGGCTCTAACTTTACTTTATTTGGAAATAATGTGTGCATTATGGCTTATTAAATATTGGATAAATCTTAAAACGCAACTCGTTACAAACATAAATGCGACTCATTTCTTTGTCCATTTCAACATTAAACACCGACTGAACCAATTCATATTGCTCATCAGATATTAATAACTTGTCGTATTCGTCTTCCCATTGCTGACTATTCGTGTTTAACACCTTTCTAGGTGGCAAAATCCACATTTCGTATTTAGCATCCATTAATTCTTAGCTTTTACTGGTTGTGCGGGAATAACAACTTCCTCTCCGCTTAGATCAAATTCGTTTTTCTCTACTTCGATCTCTTTATACTCTGTAAACTCAGCATCCGCCGACGCTTCTTTTTTAAAGCCAACTTCGATAGTTTCTTTAGGCATAAATTCTTCTTCAACCGCCTGCAACTTGTTCTCGTCAATTTCTTCCATATCACCAGCATCTAACACCATCACGCCAAACACTTCTTCTAATGCCTTAATATGGAACGCCTTCTTCTCCTCAGCACTCATTTCTGAATAAGCATCATTACTAACGTGTTTGTCCTGTCCAGACTGCACCCAACGCACTACAAGCTCGTTATTATCAATAACAACCTTATCATTCATGTACAATTCTGTTTCTTCAACAATGGCACTTAGAATACCTCTCACCGCTTCAAAATTAGCATACCCGTCATCTTCGTTAACCAACGGCGTTTCTAATTTCATTCTTTTGTGATCGAGTACTGTGATCTCTCCGATCAGAGCAAATGATTCTGCTTCTAATTTAATACCGGTGACTTTGCAATCCGAAATAGCATAGTCCTTTTGCATCTTATCTTCGCTTCCGTCCAGTACACCCGCGATCTCCAATAAGAAATATCTTAATTCCCGGAACTTATTCTCTAAGTTCAATTGAATAGGTCGCTTGTATTCGGTTTTTGTTACCTCGCCTATTTTACCTTTGTTCTCGTCCATCTTAATGTAGTGGACCTCTAAGCCTTTGAATCCGCCAGCCTTTGTTGCAATTTTCCTGATGTTCATGTTTTATTTTGTTTTTAGATTATTTCTTTCTTTTATTCTTTACAAACCTTATTAATGCTTCCTTACCCAACAATATCTCGCCTACCTCGTAAAAGCAGATACCATCCTTATCCTCCGCCGGTAATTTATCCAATTCCTTATCACTCATCCCCAAATACTCACTATCCACTTCCTCCCCTACCTCGTTACTTATCCCTTCAATAATGCTCGAATAACTCCGCGGCTCTCCCTTATAGATCCTTTTTCTTTTAATCCTTTTTCTCATACACAATGTCTGTAACCGTCCTCCATGTATTTTTCATATCCATCAATATCCCTAAAGATCACTACGCTTGTTTTAACCCGCTGTCTATTCATGCGCATTCTGTGGCTCATTTCATCAATAGCCTCTCCAACACCCTCTTTTAACGGGAATATAGGCATGCTCACCACAACATCATATGGTAACATCTGGCCGGTGAAGTCTCTTGGCACCAGGTCATGCGCCTGCAGGTGGCCGATAATTTCAGGATCATTCTCATTTCTGGAATAAAGTTCGGCGGTGGCCATGGTGATTACCGTAGTGAAAACACCCACGATCCCGTATCTATCTATTACATTAATATCTTCCGTAAAGTTCATTTTTAACAAATATAAAGTTTTTAGATTAATTATACAATCCAAGATATAAGTAAGCCTACTAGGTATATGGTTGCTATGGTCATTTGATTCGTTTTTTATAATGTTCTGTTTCAACATCTTTGTTTTCAGGGTCTAACTGCTTCACAAGTTCGTAAACAAGTGGCTCTGTAATGTTCATTCCGTATTCAGCGTTTATAGCGTGTCCAAGTTGTATAATTATTTTACAACGAACACCTATGCTTACCTCATTCATTCTAAATACTTCGATTAATTCCTTCATAACTTCCCTATTAATTGGTTAATAAAATAAGCTGCTAGTCCTATCGTAACAGCCCTAAGGATTATATCTGCCGTTATGATTGCCATTGCAAACCATAAGGGGTAGTCTTGTTTTACTGTTACTTTTTTCATTTGTGTCTGATTTAAAGGTTATAATATACTTGTTCAAATAATTCATTCTTATAATCACCTACCGAATCAAAGCCCGTATTCTCTAAAGCAATTAAATATTTTGCCGTCTTAACTTGTTCGTGTAGCTTTTTCATTTGTGTTTGGTTTTAATTATATTCTTGATAATTTATTGTAGCATTAAATCTTCCATTTTCTTCGGTGAATTTTGGCGGGTAAATGGTTAAAATTACTTTTCCATCAAACACGTAATCAGTTCCGGCGTGTTCGTCAAACTTCATCATTCTTCTTACCTCAATTAAATGCTTACTTTCTTCTATACTAACAAATCGTTTTTGTTTTTTAAAGCAATTCATTATTAAATCTTCTTCTTTTTTAGCTAAATCTTTAATGTAGTTTTGCATTATTGATTCCGTATAAATACTCATTTGTGTTTGGTTAAAAGGTTATTTGTTAGACTTATCTGCGTTATACGTCCTTAATAGATTATCACAGTATTGATCGGATGGAATGTTTATTTTCTTTTCCAACTCCGCCTTTACTTTCTCTAATTCAGCTTTAAGCCTTTGGGTTTCTTGGTCGAGCTTGTCGTTAATCCAATTAATAATATCCATTGGGGTTCCCTTAACGACTATTACGCCTTTACTGTTTGTTTCGGTACATTCAATAGCGAATGCTTGTTTTATTTCCTCTTTTGTCATTGGTTTATGGTTTTACGGTATAAATACGCATCTGTTGTTGATATCGGCGCTGGCGTAACAACGCATTAGCACCATAAATTCTTTGTTCTTTTTGTGCAGATCAGAATCGCTTAATCCGCCTGAGTTTATTTCGGCGATCAGCTTGTCATTGTTGTGGCTAGTGCCATTGCTAATAGTGCTGCTTTCTTCATCTTATTTGGTTTTATGTGTTTCTTTGTAGTAAATTAACCACTGTTTAGTGTTGTTTATGCACGAATCCTCAAATTTATGTTCTGGAAAAGATGTTGTATCTCTAAACACATAACCGTATTTAGCGGCTTGTAACATATCGTTTTCGTCATATTTATGCTTTTCCTTTAGCTCGGTTAGTTCGGATTGGAGTTGTTTTAAATCTTCTGTTTGTAACTCCCTTAAACTGTTTATAACGGTTACTGTTTCTAAAAAGTGTCGTTCCATTCTTCTATTTTCATTATGACTTATTTCAATCTCCTTATCTTTATACGCTAATTCGGCTTTAATCCTTTGCGTTTCTTGGTCAGCGTATTCTTGCATGGCAATTAACGCATTATGGGGCTTTACAAACTCAACTCCTGAAAAGTTAGTTATTGTTTGCTTACTTAATATTTCCTCTCTTG